AAGCACGCTCAGACCGCGTACGACCGCAACCTGTCCGGCATCCGTCGGAATATGGGCAAACACGAGGCGGACATCGAGAAGCGCCTCGCCAATGCGTTCGTCCCGGGCAAGAACCCCGGCCGCCCGTGGCTGCTGTCTCTGGCTACCAACCTGCAGATCGCGCAGACCGCAGAGCGTTACTTCGGCAAGAAGGACAATCCTGTCCGTGTCATCGCCAACCTGATCGAGGCCCGCCGCGTCGCCAAGGCGCAGCATCTTCGCGAGGCCACGCCGGTCATCAACGATCTGATCGCCGCCAAGAAGCGGTACTTCAGGCAGGGGCGGAGAAACGAGTGGGCCGAGTTCGAGGCACTGGCGCAAGATGCCACCATGGCAAACGTGCACCCTGACCGGTCGCTCGAAGACAACAAGCACCTGTCCAAGAACGGCATGCGCGACGTCTGGAGCCGCGAGCAGCATAAGGAATTGTCGGCGCGCTGGGCCAGGCTGAACCCTGAGCTCAAGGATCTCTACATCAGGACGCGCGACCAGCTGACCGAGACGCAGAACAAGATGACCTGGAAGTTGATCGAGAACATCCTCAGCGCCGCGAAGGTCGATTACGACAAGGCCATGGTGTCCCGCTTCCATGAGAACGCCGAGACGGATGCCGACAAGGCCGCGGTGGGCGCCGAGCTTGCCAAGCAGATTTCGCGCGCCACCGAGCTGAAGAAGATCGAGGGCCCGTATTTCAACCTTGTCCGCCGTGGCGAGTACGTCGTTACCGGAACGTACAAGGTCGACATTCCGAAGAACGGCCGGCGCGTGGAGAAGGGCGCCGGTGTCGTTGTCGAGTTCGATACCCGCAACGAGGCAGATGACTACGCCAAGAGCCAGAAACTTCGCAGCATCGTCAGCAGCGTGTGGGTCAACGACAAGGGGCAGGAGTGGGTCACGGACGACGACGGCAAGGAAGTCAAGATCAGCAGCAAGGACATCGACGCCAAGCAGGTCTTCCGGGTCACCGTGCAGAACAAGCACGTCGAGTTCGTCGACTCTCGCAAGCAGGCTTTGATTACCCAGGGAAAGCTGCGCGAAGCCGGGCTGACGGTTCGCGATATCGACGTGAAGAAATACGAGCGTGCAGCCAGCAACGCCGAGATGCTGGGCGACCAGTATTCGGCCATGTCGGCGACGATCAAGAAGCGCATGGGCGAGTCGGATCTGTCGAAGGCTCAGATTGCCGAGATCGAAAACGCCCTTGGGGAGATCGCGATCCGTTTCCTCGGGGCCACGCGTATCCAGAGCAGCCGCCTGCCTCGCCGCTACGTCGAGGGTGCGTCCTTGGACCTGGCCCGTAACACCTTCGAATATGTGGACTCCGCATCCGGTTACCTCGCGAAACTGGAGACCGCGCCTGCCCTTCAGGATGCCCTGAAGGATCTCGAGGAGCGTCACGACAACCTGTCCAAGAAAGAGACCGGTGCCGGTGAAGGCTCCGGGATGATCAAGAAGGAATTGGAGAGCCGGGTCTACCGCGCCCTGCCGGAAGAAGACGATGGACGCCTGCGCGGGCTGTCTCACCGTCTCACGCAAGTCGCGTTCATCGACGCCCTTGCATCGCCCGCCTATTCGATGATCAACGCCACTCAGGTGGGTATGTTCACCGTGCCGGTGCTGGCCGGTGACTTTTCGGTCATCAAGGCGAACGCCGCCGTGGCGAAAGCCTACATGGACATTGGCACCTTCAAGATCGTTGGGTCGTCCATCGTGGATACCGGCAAGGCTCTCACTGGAAAGATGGTTACCGGCGACCACTTCATCGACGACATTTCCAATCGTCTGACTGAACGGCGCGAGAAGGACCTGCTGAAGGAGCTGGCGGCAGTCGGCTTGATCGACGCCGATGGCGGGCTTGAAATCGCCCGCGTTCTCGACACGATGAAAGAGACCAAGCTCGCCAAGTTCGACAAGGCGGTTCATTGGGCCGACAACGTTGTACGCGCCGCACCGCAGGCCGTGGAGGCGATCAACCGCTCCGTCACGGCGCTGGCCGCGTACCGGCTCGAGTATGCCCGTTCGAAGAACCACCAGGCCGCCGTTCGCTACGCTGAGGACGTGGTGAACGATACCCAGGCGCTGATGTCCAACTCGAACGCCGCGCCGGTCTTCAGCCATCCGGTGTTCCGTGTCTCGCTGCAGTTCAAGAAGTTCGGCCAGATGGCCTACTACCTGCTCGGCAAGCAGATCATGCGGACCTTGAAACCGCAGACGAAGGGTGACCGGATCAAGGCCGCGAAGACGCTGGCGTACCTGGCCGCGACACACGCTGTCATGGCTGGCGCCGTCGGTTTGCCCGGGATGGAAGCTCTTCGCATCGCCACGATGCTGTTCAGCGCGCTGGGTGGCGGGTTCGATTGGGACGACTTCAAGCAGTGGATGGAGGAGTCCATCGCCGACATCACGGGAGAGCGGCTGGCCGAGGACCTGACCTATGGCTTCGGGCGCGAGTTGGGCGTGGATATCAGCACCCGTCTTGGCCAGGATAGCCTGATGACCTTCGGCGAGCCCCGCAAGTACGACCAGGCGGGCATCAAGTCGTTCCTGTGGGACACCGTTGTGGGGCCTGCCGGCCGCACCATTACCGACGTCATGAGTGGTGTTGGGGAGTTGGTGGGTGACGGGAAGGTTACCTCGCTGGGTAAGATGATCCCCGTCAAGATGATCGCTGATACAATGAAGGCGATCGAGGGTGGGCGCGAGGGCAAGCTCGACACGCAGGACGTGATCCTGCGGGTTATCGGGTTTACGAGTGCGCGCCAGGCTGAAATCTGGAACGATATCGGCAAAGACATCAGGGAAAATACCCGCGAGAAAGACGAGAAGAAGTCGCTTGAGCAGGACTTCATCAACGCTGTGACACACGAGGAAATCGTACGTGCACGGCGTGCGATTACCCGATATAATGCCAAAGCTGGAAGCGGCGACCGGAAAATCAGCTTCAAGTGGATGCAGAAGGCACGCCGCAACAATCGTCAACGGTACGAGGAGAACTGACGTGGCTGAGAATGGTGAAAAGCGCGACCCGAAGTCGCACCGCACACCCGGTCAAATCACCCGTCAGGTGAAGGGCTACAATCATCGCCCTGAGAATATCGCCAAAAGAGTCAAGAACGACCAGGCAAGACGTAAGCTCATGAAAGAGGGCGTCGTCAAAAAGGGAGACGGGAAGGACGTTAACCACAAGGTCCCCCTGCGGAGCGGTGGTTCCAACGCCCGTAGTAACCTCGAAGCAATACCGAAAAGCAAAAACCGCGCCTGGCGCAGTGAGAGGTAGATCCCATGGCCGACAGTTTCAACAACCTTGAGAGCCTTAGCTCGATCCGAGCCAAGGTCAACGCCAACGCAGTGGAGACATCCGCTGCCACGGCTGCGATTACCTCGCTGGGTAACCGCACCACCACACTGGAGACCAATGTGCGCAGCGTCGCGCTTGGCGGTACCGGGGGGTCCACCGCGGCGACGGCGAGGGCCAGCCTCGACGTGCAGCAGAAGAACACCACCCTGACGGCTCTCAGTGCCCTGAGCCCTACGACTGACAAGCTGCCGTACTTCACCGGCGCCACGACGGTCGACATCACGACTCTGAGTCCGTTCATGCGGACAGTGCTCGACGACGTCAACGGCGACGCTGCCTTGACCACGATGGGCACAACCACGGCTGGCCTGGCCATGGTGAAAGCTGCCGACGCAGCGGCGCAGAAGACGCTCCTGTCGATCGGCACCATCGCAGGATACAACGTTTCGGGGTTCGCTACCGGAGTCACGACCACGGCGGTGGATGACGGCACGCAGTCCTCGGGCACCTATACGCCCGACCCCACCACGGGGAACATTCGCACCATCACAAATGGCGGTGCGTTCACCCTTGCGGCGCCCACTGCCTCCGGGCATTACACGATGGTCATCGACATACTCAACAACGCATCTGCCGGGACGATAACCATGTCGGGATTCGATAATATCCTGGGCGATGCGCTTTCGACAACGAACGGAGACGCGTTCCAGTTCATGATCGTCAAGACTACCAATGGTGTTTCCGGGACAGTGGTAAAGCTCCAATGACCTTTCCGTTTATGCCGGCGGTTTCCACGGCACCTACAATGAGAGTCTCTGATGTTTTGGATGAACTTCAAAACAACTACGCGAAATATGTTTCTTCGATACAGGTTGGAGAGGGGGATAACTTCCATCACTTTGACAGGTCGGCTGTCGGAGAGAACATATCGAATATTGCATCGGGACCGCAGCCCACCGTATGGACTCCGAACTCGGTCGCGGTAAATGCCGACCATGTGACGGGAGTTACGGGGCTGTTTTTCTCCGGCTCTAAGGGCAATGGCGAACTGGCCGCAGTGAGCCCCAAGTTCAACGGGGTTGCTCAGACGCCGGTTGCGATTGTCGAGAACCACCAAGGGACAAGTGCCGCGGCCTACGACAACGCCATTACCTATTGCTGGTCTCCGGGCCTGAAGCCCTCGCAGATTACCTCTATGGAATTTACGGCGCCGGCGCAGCAGAGCGATTTCATCGGAACGTTGCTGGCGTTTCTGCCGGGCCGGTGGATTCCAGGGACGCATACCATTCCAACTTGGACCGCAAACGTTGCAACGATCGCAATGCCTGCGAACGCAATTTTGATTTATGATTCAACCTATACGCCAGATAACACCAGCACGGTCATTACCGCCCTCGGCGGCGGAGCCTCCTTCATTGCGAGAAGTCGAGGCAACTGGTATGGCGGGCCGGAGTTCGGGATCATCCGTGGCCCGGCTACGGCAGGCGACATAACCTTGACCCGGGTAAGCACCAACCCGACGCCGGGTTATTCGATCCTGACCTACGAGCAGTAGGAATGGTGTGGCTCCTGGAGGAGCCACTAGTCCTTGTTCAGCTGGTCGAAGTAAGCCTTCAGAACGATGATCAGGCCGGCCGTGATGGCTTTACCTACCGGGGTAAGTTTCACCAGTTCCCGTCCGATATCCGCAGGGAGTTCCTCCAGTATGTCGGTCACGCGGCCGCGGGGCACGTTGCTCGTTCTCACGACGTGATGTGCTGTCCGGCCTGGCCGGAACCTCCACACCGGTTCGATGAGCCCCCTGTCGACGGCTGACCTGTACGACCTGCGGGCGCCGTCCGCACTGCAGCCGAGTTTCTCGCCGATCGCATCAAAGGTCAGCCCTTGTTTGCGGAGTTCGGCGACTTTCTGCGCGCGCCCCTCGACCTTGTAGCCGTTGGAGCTGTCACCAGCTTCGACTTCCTTCTTGTATCGCACCATCGAATGGACGGTGTTGAGCGATACGCCGAGTTCATCGGCAACTTCTCGACGACTTTTCCCCTGCGCCAGGAGCTCGTCTACCTGCTCGTAGCGACGTTTTGTGATCAACATTACATGTTCCTCTTTCTAAGTTCTTCACGGAGTTCCATCATGTTATAGGGGTCCGTAAAGAATGCTCTGCCTCTTGTTTTGGCCACCCGGTACAGTGCCGCGATGTGCTCATCCGATAATCCAATCAGCATCGTGGTGAGCGGGGTGAACCGGATTTTCGTCGTCTTACGCTTCATGCTTGCCATCGTCTATCTCCCGTAGAAGTTTTTTCGTGTCTGACTTCCAATTGCAAAACTCACGGCGGTCTGATGGTGACCATGAAATGAGGACCCATCGCTCTTCTCCTCGGTATTCAATGTGTTGTTTCAAGTGTTTACCCTGCCGGGTAACCCCTAGTATTCCGCAGCCCTGTTCCCGGAGCCACTCGATATAGGGGAGCAGGCGTTTCCTTGAGCCTGGCATTACAGATCCAGCAGGGCAGCGAGTTTTGGATGGTTGCCGTCGAGCTCGAGGATGTGCTCCATGGCGCAGGACAGTTCGGTGCCGCCGCCGAGCTTCCCGTTGATCTTCTGCAGGCCAAACTCGCGCTCCAGCTTCGACACGAACGTGCTGCGGGAATACCCGCGGTCAGCCATCCACCTAGTCAGAAAAGTCGAGCTGATGCGGATCAGCTTGTCCTCCTTCCCGATCTGCACGACGATGTTGTCGAGGCGCGAGACATCGCACTTGATTGCCACGGACCCCTTCGGCGGCTTGCCGCGACCGACCCACACCCGGCTCGTCACCAGCGTGTTGCGCGCCCGCGTCTCGGACAGGATCTCAGCCAGTACACTCGACACGCTCATGTCGTTGTTCATGTCCACTGGCGAGTTCTTGATCTCGTTTCGCATGTGCGCCAGCACGGACAACAGGAAATTTTTCAGCGCGGCGGTGTCGATCGAGAGGAGCCCGAGCTCGTTGGCGTAGTCGGCACCCTTGATCAGGACAGCCAGGGTACCCATCCACAGGCGTTCGTCGCTGTCGGCCTTCAGGTCGGCGATCAGATGGTCCTGCATGGCCGCGACTTCCTCGGACACGCGCTTGTGGTTTTGACCGAGAAACTTGGCATAGACCATGCCGGCGTGGCCGAAGTTGTCATCCAGCAGGCCGAGCAACCGCTGCACCACACCGACGTTCTGCAGGGGGTTCGCAGGCTTCTTCACGACGTATTCGAACACGCGGTACAGGCCGGCCGTTGTCGACCCCGCGAATGCCGCCATGCTGTCGATGATGCTGTCGTTGGATGCTGACACCAGCAGGGTATTCCACAGGCCGGACATCTTCAGGGTCGAGTCGGAGTTCAGGCGGGACTTCTCCTTGCCTCCCGTGACGTCGAACACGATGGAGCAAAACTTCCGGGTTTGCTGCTCGCCCTTGATTTCGTCCCACATCATCGGAAGGCAGCGGATCTGACCCGCCTTGTTGATGACCGCGTTGGTCGTGTCGTTCAGGCCCTGCATGGCGAGCACGGGATGCGCCCACATTGCCTGGGCCACTTTCATGGCCGTGGTCTTACCGATGCCAGACTCGGCGCTGAAAGCGTTGAGGATGAGGCCCTGGAAGCCGGTGAAGCGCACCAGCGGCGCGGCGAAGGCGACGGCGAGGATGGCATCCAGTTCCGGCCGTTTCTGCGAGTAGACGATGCGCGCCGCCTCTCTCCAGTATTGATCCTCGCCCCTCGGGGAATACTGCGCCTGCAGCACGGGGTTGGGGTTGGCAGCCGGACGGTCACCCGATGGCATCCACACCCTGCCACCGTAGGCGAAGCCCTCGATGCGACTGTCGACGATTGACCATCCGAACGGCGCCGATGAGATCACGCGCTCCTTGTGGGTCTGCAGCTTCTGTATCCAGGACACGAAAAACTCCTTCATGATCTTGTACTGCTTGTCGGTCAGGAAGAAGCCGTTGGCCCCGAGATACTTGCTGAAGCCGTCCTTCCCGGTGATTACCTCGGTAGGTACCTCCATAACGACACGACGATCGTGCTCGTCCTTGGTGACAAGGTGGAATGTCCACGGGTTATTCGAGAGCCATCCGTTGAGGATGGGATAGTGCGATATCGGGATGAGGAGTTGAGTACCATCATCGTCAACCGTCTTGACATGGATCGTCCCGTCCTTCGTCCTAACATACTGCTTCGGGAGCGTGGCGTCGATATCAGCGGCGATATTGTGGTCGTTTGTCGAGAAGTTCAGGGGGGATTTGTTCTGCGCCAGAAGGGGGCAGCTTGCACACTCGGGCGCTCCTGACAGGGCGATCTTCTGGCATTTGGGCCATCCGATATCCCTTTTCAACTTGGTCGCCTCGACCCGGTCGTACAGCCTGTCTGTTTCAACAGGCGTGTACCCGGGGTGCTGGTTCGACATCAGGTGCAGCGCGTCACGTTTCTCACGAAGGAATGTTGCGATGCTGGCGGTCAGGAACCACAAGGGCTGCGTGTTGTCCTTCCCGCCTGTGTCGACGGTCCGCCCGATGAACGGGCAGTTCTTGGCCGCCGTCTCCAGGGTAATATCTATGGGACCGACGGGCATGTTCGCGCCGAGATCATCGTTCTCGGGGAAGTGGTTGGCCGGAGCCGGCGCTGCCACGGGATCGTACTTGGACAGCGCGGCCACGACCTGATCGGTGCTGACCCGGTCCCCGAGGCTGAACAGAGTTACCTCGCGGGGTACCTCATGCTTATGGTTCAGCGTTCCAGGTACACGCAGGATGCGCGCCGAGTCGATGGTGCACTGGCTGTCTGTCTGCAGGCCGGTGGCCAAGGTTGCGGCCGCGAGCCGGTATGAAAACTCTTGCCATTCGGCACGAGTGAGGTCGCGGTCCAGCGCCCAATGGACGTGGAAGCCGCCAGAACCCGACATGACAACGGCAGAGGGTATGGGCATGCCGGTGGCCTCGACAAAGGCCCGCAGGGCCTCCATGGCCGCATCGGTTGTTTCATACGCGCCTGGCTTGACGTCTACGTCGATGAAAAGCGAGCGGATGGCCACGACGTCTTCGGCCAGCCGCAGGGCTCGCTTGTAGACGTTGCCCTTGGTTGACACCTTCTCTTCGCATTTCGCCTGAAGGCTCATGCAAACATAGATGTCCTTCTGCCCCAGCGTGTTCGCCCATGCGATGGTGCGGACTGCATCGTCGATCGTCTCGCAGGCCCGGCCATCCCAAAATTTCTTCGAAGGGTCGTCCTTGGCCGGTCCGGCCCAATGGACGTTGATGTAAGCGCCCGGCCCGAAATTCTCAGGCATAACTCGGGCAAGAAACATACGTGCATGCTCAAGCACTGTCCGATCCCCTAAAGATAGTTGACGGGGGCTCCCGTTGGTGAGAGCCCCCCAGCCGATGCGTTACAGAATGCTGTCGAGCAGATCCTCGAACGAGTCGGGTGCGTCGCCGCCGCTTTCGACCTCGACAACCGAAGTGGTCTCGGTCTTGGCGGGGGCGGCGGTCTCCGTAGCGGCCTGGGTCGGTTGGGCCGTCTGCGGTTTCGTGGCGAACGGGTCAGCCATCGGTTTTGCCGTTTCCTTGGGCTTCTCGGCTTCCTTGGGCTTCGCCTGGCCATCGTCAGCCGGCGCAGCGCCACCCACGGGCTGTCCAAAGGGCGACGATGCCACGGTCGCAGCAGCAGTCGCTGCCGCCTGCGCCGCTGCGAGATCTTCGTTCAGAACCGTGCGAGTGCGCGGATCTTCCCGAAGTTCCTTGATCAGCGACGCCTCTTCGTTGGTGAGCGACCGCAGGGCGGTGAACACCATCTTGGGGAAGGCTTCTGCCGGGTCGAACGACACACGGGTGGCCGCGGCGTAATACTTGAACCCATGGCTGTCGAGCAGCGTGCCGTATGCCTTCAGGTCCTTCAGCGAGGCTGCAGGAATACGCAGCAGCATCGGACCGCCGAACAGTTCATTGTGGATGTCGTTCAGGGGTACGACGGCCACGCGGCGGCTGTCGGCGCACGCCTTGTTCTGTTTACCTGCCTCGGTAACCCTGGACCCCCAAGCGTTCATCGGGCAGGTCGCGCATGTCGGGCTGACCTTGTTCAGTACGGAGCCATCGGGGACTTGTCCGTTGGCCGACCAGCAGTCGGGCGCGGCATTGGACCCTTCGACGTAGCCGGCGCGGTAGAAGATCTTCGAGATCGCCGGGGACGACTTGACGAGGATGACTTCGATCGAGTTGCGCGGACCGTCACCGTCTTCGCGCATCAGCTGTTTCTCGTCGCCTTGGTACTTGATCGACCAGACTTTGCCGCGGTAGCCGACGACGGCATAGGAGGAGGCGACGCCCGCGCCCAGGTCGTCGTTGCTCCCGGTGTCGCCAGCAAAAGCCGCTGGCAGAGGGCCAAAGCCCGCAGGGAGAGTGAGTTCGTTTGCCATGGTTACCTCTGGAGGTTAAAGGGCGGATTTGAGCATCGTGCGGACGACGCCGGTGAACAGGTGGTCCTTGACGCGCTGTTCGAGCGGCAAGGTGTCGTAGGGCGCCATGCAGGGGTGTTGCTTGGCATCGGGGTTCTTCACTGGACCCCATTTCCAGCCAGCGGCGCGCTTCTCTTCTAGCCAGCTATTGTGGCTTTCTTCGGGCGTGACGTGGCGGTTTTCGGCGTGGAATTTGACGCCGTTGATCGCGCTTTCCTTCTGCCAGGCCGGTGCGTTGTCCCAATCGGGCTGGCTGAAGTCGCCCGTGGCCTCACAGTACGCCCGGTTTACTTCATGGGCCACCTCAGCGATGTTCTCGATGACGGCGAGCTCGAAGTCGTGATACGTCCTGGTCATGCGCGACGTACCCCCACCGTATGCTGGACGTTATAGTTGACCCCGGGCGGGGGCGACCCATGCTCCTTGATGAAATCCTCGACGGCCGGCGCGTTGGCACGCCAGTCAACGATGTCGAAGTTCGCGTTCTCGATGACGTACTTGCGGAAGATGTCCCCATCGGCGATCGACGCGGTCTTGCGGTCGGTCCTGTAGACCGTGCCCGACTTCGACTTCACGCTTTCACCGCCGATATCGTTCAGCCGCTTGAGCATCAGGTTCCCCAGCAGTTCAAGGTGTTTCTTCGCCGGGGCGGTCTTCTCCTTGTGGGCCGCATCCGCCTCTTTGATGCGGTCCCGGAGCTTCACGAATTGCTCAACGATACCTTCGAAAGTCTCCGGGACTGGTATGTCTGTCATGGTGTTACCTCCAGGGGTTATTAGGCTTTACGCCAAACGCGAAGCCCATTGTCGACATGCCGGGTGAGGAATTTCCAGTCAGGGTTCACCTTGCGAACCTCGGACAGCTGCCTCATCACCGCCACGCGCAGACGGGCGACAGTCTGTGGCGTGTTTCCATCTTCACCGAACGGGACGAGAAAGCTGTCCGTCGGGCTGCACGCCATGGCGGCATTGTAGATAGCAGCTGTACGCGACGACCTATGCCGGTTGACGGCGGGCACTTCAACGTTCTTTTCGATCGTGTATTCCATGTCAGTCTCCTGTGTTATTCGGATGCTTCTGCGAACAGATCCAGAAGCATATTCTGCACGTTCTGCTTGGTGCGGAGTTTGTGATACATCCTGCGCTCCGCACGAGTGGCGCAAAACATGAGAATTTGCTGCTTGTGCTTCTGGCCGATGCGGCGGATGCGCGCGTTGGCCTGCTCAAAAACTTCTAGGTTGGGCAGCGGCGCGAACCAGATGATGGTGTCGGCCGCGGTCAACGTCAGCCCGTGTGCCATAGTCTGCGGGTGGGCCACAAGGACCTTCACCGACTCGGTGTTCTGGAACAGGGTGAATGTCTCGTCGCGCTCGCGCTTCGACGTGTCGCCGGAGATCACCCTGGCCTCGTAACCTTCGTGGGTAAGCCGCTCGAAGATGCCGTTCAGGGCGTGGACGAACGGCGAGAACACGATGACCTTGCGGTCAGTGGAGTTCACTGCGTCCACGAGAGCCGTCATGCGCGCTTCGTTGTCGAGCGACACGATGCCCTTGTCCCTGGTGTAGACGTAGCCGGTGCTGATCTGCAGGAGCTTGTTCAGAACGGCGCCGGCGTTCATGGCGTCGATCTCCCGGCTGTCCACCAAGGCCCGCGCGTGGCGTTCCATCTGCTCATAGACCTTGGTCTGCTTCGTGCCCATTTCGATCTCGACGATGCGCTCAACCAGATCGGGCAGTTCGACAACGTCGTCCAGCGTGTAGCGGACCGACGGCTGCATGGCCTGGAACACGCGGTCGATCGCGTCCTTCTTCGCCACCCAGCGAAATTGCGACACTTTGACCATGAGATCGTCGCGGTAGCGGTTGAAGTATTTCGGGACGGTGTTGGGGGTGAGGATCTGGCACTGACCCCACGCGTCGGTGGGCTCATTCGGAGTGGGCGACCCCGTCAATCCCCACACCCACTTGCGGTCAGAAACCAACTTGCGGACAATCTTCGACCGGGTCGCCCGGGAGTTACGATAGACTGCAAGTTCGTCCAGCACAACCGTGTCAATGTCTGTGCGGTTCGCCAGTTCCTCGGCGATGACACCCAGGCCGTCATGGTTCACGACATAGATCTGAGCGTTCATGTTACCCAGCCGGGTAAGTCGCTTGGCCTTCGTACCATGCAAAACTTCGACCGTTACACCGGGTAGAGTGGTGAAGACTTCCTTGGCCCATGTGAAGTTGAGCGTCGACAGTGGGGCGACGACCAGCATCTTGTTGGCCTGGCCGATGCTGCGCAGGAAGTCCCACGCCCACAGCGCCGATTTCGTCTTGCCGGTCCCCATGCCGTTCAGCACGTAGGCGCGCTTGTTCATGGTCATCATGGCCACGGTGCGCTTCTGGACGTCGAACGGTACACCGCCGGCCCAGCTGTACTGGCTGAGGACTGGCGCCGGGGCCTGGAACCCGATGTTGCGCAGGAACTTCGTCTCGTCGATCCCGTGCGGCAGAAGGGCGAACTGGTCACCTTGGTAGGTAACTTTCTTCGCGTCGGGGAAAACGTTCATTACCTCGCCGATGGCTGGGACGCCAATCAGCTTGTGCTTTTCAGACACGAACACCGTCATCTTCGTCTTTTGACTCCTGCTTGAGCCACTGCTGCAGCTCGGTTGTGTCACCATCAATCACGAACACCACGGCCCCAGCGCGCTCCATCATGCTGATGATCTGCTGTTGGCGCAGTGTCGGTTTCTTTCCGGGTGCCTTCGTCTCGATTGCGAAGAACTTCCCTCGGAAACATCCCAAGTAGTCCAAGGTCGTATCGCCATACCCTCCGGGCACTGGCATCGTATAGTATACACCGTTTACAGAGGAAAGCAACCCCGAAACAGCCTTTTTTACCTTACCTTCCGGGGTCATTGCCATTGGTTTTTTCCCATGTCTACACGCTTAACAATATCTTGTGTCTTTGAGGATACGGAACACTATACCGAAGTTATTCACACACCGTGGTGAGGGCAAGAGTCGACAGGACACCACTTCCTGCACAGGCTGCCAGGCTTCGGAGGGAAGTCCATCGACTTGGTGGCGTTCTCGAGAAGAGCTACCCGGGGAAGTACCCCGTTCCACACCTTCGGCAGGTCTGCCCGGCTGAAGTCGGCCCGCGTGATGGCGTCTTCCTTCAGCCAGACGAACTCGGTGCGGATCTTCTGGATCTGAGGATGGTGGGCGAACACGCAGGCCGCCATGAGGGCCAACTGCACGCCGTCTTCCTTGATCTTGCCGGTCTTCCAGTCCAGCACAGCAGCGACAGGACCGATGGTCTTGATGACGTCAGCAATGCCACGGTACCAGGCGTCGTGGCCGAACCACGTCGTCGCACTGAAGTCGCTCCTGATGGCAAGCTGCTGCTCGACAAGGAGGTTGGGTTCGACGCCGGCGGGGAAGTCCTGCACTCGATCGACCCAGGTCTGCATCCATGAGAAGTGTTTGGGCAGCGGCGCCTTGCCGGTAATGGCCTCGGCCGTGACCTTGTGCAGCGTGTTCCCGTAGGCCAGCTGCTCGCTTTCATCTTCCTTGTATTTTTTCGTGACGTCGACGTTGTAGTAACGCTTCGGGCACGACTCGAAATTCTTGAGCTTGCTGTAGCTCCACGAGAACGGCTTGGGTTTACCCCGCGTGGTAACCGTTGGAACCGTCATGTAAGCAACCTGATTTGAGCCACGAGAGAGTCGGAGGGATACAAGGCCACGGAGTCTTCGAGTATCACCGCCTTATCGTTGACGATCATAATGACGAACACTGTTTCAGTCGTGGCCAGGGTGTAGAGATTCTGGATCTTCGGGCTTATCCCTAACGAGTCCCTGAGGTTCATTGCGGCCGGCGGAATCGGGTGCTCGCTATTATACTGACCCCAGCGCATCCGCATGGACAGGAGGTTGAGACGGATCGCGGCTCCGCCAAGCACCTGATCCTCTTTCTCCAACATATCCATGAGCATCCTGGACCGCTTCTCATTGTCGATCATGTCCAGTTTTTGACGCATAGACCGCATCTCGGCAGCAATATAGTCGGCATTCGAGATGGACTGGTTGTTGAAGACGTTGGCATAGCCCGACAATTGTGCGGCTGACGTGTTGTTACCAGTCAGGGTTCCTGCGTAGGGCGGCGAATTGAATATGGCCATGACGTTTCCTTTTTGAAAAAACTCCCCCCGACCATCAAGGCTTTGCAGTCCAATCCGGTCAGGGGGAAGTTCAGGGGGATGCGGCGTTTCCGGCCAGAGGCAACCGGCCCTTACCGCGGCGGGTAACTCACTTGATTGCATCCATGACCTTGGCCCGATCCTCGTCCTCGAGCCAGTATCCTACATCACGACGGGACCGAACGGTGATTCCGTGTACTGCGACGGACCTGCGCAGCCGCCACACGGCGCCCTTCGCCTCCTTGGTGATCTTGCCGGTAGACTCGATGTCGCCATTGGTGACGTTTTCGTTCTTGGCAAGCAAGAGCAACAGCTTCGCCAAGGAAGTCGGCAGATCGAATTTCTTCTGAAGTGCTACGATCTCGCTCATGTCTCACCCGATACTTATCTTACACTTTATATATACTTTTACGATACTTGTCAATGGCTATTTTGCGTCGCCATAGCTGTATCCGATGCCCCCCTCCGCATCGAGCGGGATATCCAGCCCCCAGGTCGGCGGCGTCCGCATTTCCGCGATGACAGCCTCGACGACACCGGGGGCGTCGGCTTCGTCGACCACGTAGACGAGTTCGTCGTGCACCTGCAGGGCGAGTTCGAACCCGTACTTCCTGCGGACCCGCACGGCCGCGTCCATGACGCATATCCTCGCCAGAGCCTGGATGATGTTCTCGAGCAGCTTGCCACCGTAGAGGAACTTCGGGTTACCTCCGTAGGTAAACCGCCAGTTGCCCGTGTCCGGCTCATTCCTGAGGTCGTGGTAGTACAGGTAGAGCCCGCTGGGCAGGAGGATCTTCTCTTTCATGAACTGGAGCGGTCCGTCTTCAAGATCCGTGCCCGCCGACATTCGGGCGATCATCTGATCGAGGAACCGCCACTTGGCCGGCACCCGGTTGTAGGTAGAGCGATAGAGCGCCACGACGCGCGCCGCTTCCTCGTCCGTCAGCATGATCTCGGTGCCCACCTGGGCCTTCGACTGCAGCGCCACGGTCTTCTGGAACTTCATCCATCCAAGGCCGTACTGCAGGCCAAGGATGCCCGTCTTACCGATGAAGCGTTCCGACGGATGCTCCTTCTTGTTGACGGGGTATCCGAACACGGTCGACGCGAAGGAAGAGTAGATATCTTCCTTGTTCGCGAACGCGTGCACCATGTCGTCCTGTCCGCAGTACCATGCCGCGATACGGGCCTCGATCTGGCTGGCGTCAACGGCGACCACGACTTTCCCCTTGGGCGCCACGATGGCACGCCGCAGGGTGTTGTTCACTCGGGAGGGGAGGTTCTGGAGGTTCAGCTGCCAGTCGCCGCTGAGCCGGTGGGTGTGCGCTCCAGAAAAGCGCAGGGCAACAGGCAGCATTGCCGCGGTGTTACCCGGCCAGGTAAGGTTGGCGATGTTGATGAGGCGCTGAGTGCGCGTCTCCTCGATCGTGCTCTTGATACCCAGCCGCGCCGCCACGAGAGCTTGCACCCGCGGGTCGTCGTGCTCTTCAAGCGCGATGAACTCGGGGTCGGTCTTGGCGAACGCATATGTCGGCAGCCCGGTAGCCAGGCTGGTCTTCATCGGAGGGTCGACGCCGAGAAGTTTGAGAAGCGCCGCAAAGCGATCGTTGGACATCAGATCATCCCTGGTCGCGTGGGCGAGCGTTCCTTCCATCAACTGGCGCTTTGCTTCGATGGTGTCATTCAGATGCTGAGCCAGCAACGTGCGGTCCAATTCGAACTTGGGCTTGACGGCGCAGCGCAGCACGGTGTCCATGACGGCGACTTCGCTGACCGGGAAGCCCATGTCGCGGATGCGGCGGTAGATATCCCAGCACAGGTCAGCGTCGTTGCAGGAGTATTCGGCGTACTCGTCATAGAAGCCCGCCGCCTTGATGGCAGCAAGCCCCATGCCGGCCACCTTGTGAACCGTCTTACCCTTGAGTCCGATACCAAGATGTTCGGCAATGTACTCGAGAGACAGGCGGCGAAGTTTGCACTGCAGGACGGCTCGGGCCATACCCATAGTGTCGATCATCAGGTGGGGAACGTAGTTGTAACGCCATGCCAATACGCACATGTCGAACAGGGCGTTGTGGGAGATAATGCAAACCTTGTCCGGTAACCCGGCCAGGTAAACGATGAGCTCCTCGTGTGTAAGCCAGAAGCTCTTGCCATCCCCCTCCTTGACCGCGCAGCCGATCGTCTCGAACCGCGGGTCAAGGATGTATTCGACAGGGGTCATTTTCCGCAGGGAATAGTCACTGCTGTAATACGTCTCGAAGTCGAGAACGATCATCTTCACCGGCAAACCTCCAATATCATTGCATCTGCGATCTTCGAAGCATGCTCGGCGATCATTTCCGGCGTCCAGTTGGCCATGACGGCCCCGTTGGGGTTGGAGAGCATTCCCGTCAGCGCCGCCGCAGCAAAATACTGTCGCATGTTCATGCCGTATTCGAAGCTACCGTATCCTGTAGCGGGAACGCCACGATCATCGCATGGCGGTACAAACGGGAACGCCTGCCCGCCGTGGTAAAAAGAGCTCATGCGTCACCGCCTTTCAGTTCGCGGATGGCCGCAGCAGGACCGCCATTTCCGTGAACTCTTTGCGTATCGGTAGCCCATTCATCGGCAATCTGTGCTGCCCTTTCAAAAGCGTCGTCTCTCACCTTCGCCAGCTTGGCCTCTGCGGCGTCCTTGTCTGCGATGGCTGCGTCCGCGTGATCATTCGCATGACTGACGGCCAGCTTTAGCCGTGCGTTCTCGGCCTCTAGCGCCTCGATGCGGTCGGCGTAGAACTTCGCCATTTCCTGCGATGTGCAGTTGCAGCCATAAGCCTCATTCTGCCCACAGCGCAGGCACTCGCTTGTGTCGGTCATGTCTTGTCCTTCTCGATGAGGGTGAGGATTGCATTCGCAAGAGCCTCACAGTCACGTTTACATTGTGGGCGCGCGGAGCCTTCGCCGTAGCTTCGCACAAGCTCGCTCGCCTTTCTCCACGCCTCTGCCCGGATCGCTGCGGGATCGACCGGCTTCACTGAGGGCAGGGCGCGGAGGGCGGCGTGGTTTTCGGCAGCCTTCAACCTGTCGGAAACGTCCGTGGCTTCCACCCCCAACGCCTGAACAACCCGCCGCAGTTCTTCAACCAACTCCACCAGATCGGTCATTCCAGTTCTCCGATCATCTTGTGCAGGGCGGTGAGGGCGGCGGTGCAGTCAGGTTCGGTAACAGGATCACAGCACCCTAAAAAAAGCGCCGCTTCCACCTGCCGCAGCACGTCCTTGTCGATGAGGTCGGCGCGGACGTATTCGGCATCATTGGCGCACGGGCCTTCCAGCGCCCACCTCGCCCCGTCGATGTGAAACCCTTCAACACTCTCCGGTAGTAGCCATATCCGTTTCGGCGCTTCCATCACCGGCCTCCTGTTTGTGTTACCCACTGAGGTTACGCTTTCCTGACGTATTCGTAGAACGATTCGCTCAGGAAGTCCTTCATCGCCCCCTCGATTTCGTCGGCCATGAGGTCGTTGTTGCGAATGATGATCCGCGAAATATCCCGGTTGTCGTAGTCGAGCGCCTTGTAAGCCCGCAGGAACAGATCGGTAGTGGCGGCGGTCGTCGTTTTGCCCTTGATCAGCGACGCCATGAAGGCCGCCGGCGCCAGTTCGAGATCGTGGATTTTCGTCCGCACCATGGCCTTGTACATACGCATCGCGTAGTCCTTGTAGGCAGGCCCGCGGGTCATGTGGAGGATGACCGCCGCCCGGATCGGGGCCGCGCTGTAGATCCTCGTCGTGGACGCGCAATACTCGTAAAGTTCCTGCAGCTGAGGGCGGAGGCGGGTCAGGACTTCAGCGATGAGGAAGTCGGGGACAACGGAGTTCCCCCGGATGCGACGGCACAGGAACCGCACGGTTTCAATGAATTTCTTGTCCTCGTTCAGCGCATCGGCCGTGGAGCGCGCCGCGCCGCGATCGAGGTACTTGTAGAGTTCCTCGTCGACGCCCTCGCTGACCACCATCGGCACGGTCACGCCAGACTTGACGATGGCATGAAGGCGGTGCTGCCCGTCCAGCAAGCGGCCATCCTTGGAAATGATGACACCCTGGGGCGTCAGCTGCCAGTCACCATTCCTGATGACGATGGCATACTCACTGACTTTCGAAGGACGGACGGCCCGGTTGCCGGTGTTCTTCTCAAGGATGCTCATGGCGAGATCCGGCGTCATCTGACGCACGGTGCTTTTCCATGGGGTGGGGAGTTTGTCCATGATGTGTTACCTCCAGAGGTTACGCGTTTTCTTCGATCGGCACGCGCTTGGTGGCGCCGTATCCGTCGATGTAGACGGTTTCGAAGTCGAGCCCCTTCAGCTCTTTCTCGCATGTGAAGACGACGCCGATCTTGCGGCCGCCCTTCACGACATGACCGACGTAGGTGTAGACCTTCTTGGTCTTAGCCATTCTATTCTCCATCAAAAAGGTTGCGTGGTGCGAACACGTACTCGGTCGCGCTGTGTCGGATAAAGCAGACCCGGCGACCGCGGATGGTCGAGACGTGGTAGGTGACGTGGTAGTCTTCCGACAGTGCCATGGTGTGATGCTTGGCATTGACACCTGGCTTCAGGACAGAGCTGTAACCCAGCCTCTTAACGAGCGACACGAGGTCGTTCTTGTTGACGTAGTGCATGAACACGTCGAGCGAGATTTCGTTGGCCTTTTCCTGGATCAGCTCGAGGTCAGCGACCCTCCACTTCGGCCATGTCACGCAGTTCCGGTAGTATGGCAGTTCGTTCATTCAGTTACCTCCAGAGGTTAGTTGACTGCCTGGGTGTAACGGTGGTACCTTGACGGTGCATTGTGTTACCTCCCATGTCCACTTGCCGGCCGTTGCTGTCACAGCGGCCGGCAATTTTATCTGTAGACGGCGCTTACATCGAGCGAGAACACGACGTCCCCGTTCCACTTCGAGAAGTCGATCGAGGCAGGGATCAGCGACGCCACGTTGGTGACCGCCGACAGATCCTTGAGGTTGTCCTTGTAGTCAGCGGACAGCGCCGGCAGGGACGGAGCCCCCCGATAGGCACCCAGCTTCGCCACGGTCGCCGCCCGCTTGGTCTCGGCGTAGGCGATGCCCATGACCGACGGCAGGGCGGGGAACAAGACCTTCAGCTGCTTGGAGTTCTCGCAGATGTCGTTGAGCTGAGTGAGTTCTGCCTCGGCCCTGTCAAGTTTCCAAATCATGCTGCGCGCCTCATCCATCTTGGAATACACCCTGTTGACGAGTTCCGCCGGAGCGTCGTCGATGAAACCCTTCGATGCGTAGTTCGGCAGGGGTAGTTTCTGCGCGCCGGGCCTGATCGTGCGGACGACGTGAACCGTATTCCCGCATTTCCCGCTCCTGTCGTCGATCGACATGGCACAGTGCTGGATGGCGTTGCCGAATTGGCCGACGATCATGGCCGCTCGGGACAGTATGTCCAGATGGTCTGGCTGGATGGCGCAGGTGACGTATTCTTTCCACGTCATTTCAGCGCATGTGGCCGTCTGCACCCGCGCCTTCAGCTGAGTAAAAGCATTCCTGATGTCGTTCATTGTCTTGTATGAGAAAACCGGCATGGTTACCTCCTGGGGTTACAGTTTGCGCGACACGAGACGCGCGTATCCCCCGATATCCTCCCAATGATCCTTGGTGTTTGAATCACCTGCGAGTATGCGAGCGATCTTCATCGCTATCATTTCGAGGGCTTCCGCTTGCACCACCGACAGTGTGTCGCATTCTGCCGATGCCATTGCGACCTTGAGCTTTTGAGAGATCAAGGCCACATGCCCGAAGTCTCCGTGGGTCTTTTCACGCTCTTCGAGAATGTCGTCGATCTGGTCGTGTTTCATCGGTGTCCCCTCTTACAAGAATACACCAGACGATAACCCAACGCATACCGTTTGTCAACTGTCTTTATCGAGCAGGACCAGTATCCCCAATACAATAGAAGGGGAAACGCCATGCGAAACCAGGTCCATTACTTCATCTCGAAACAAACGAAAGGGGGCAGGCGGCAAGTCGTTCATCTCCCTGAGCTCCGCGAACGCCTTGGCGAGCACCTTCTGTTCTTCGTCAGATATTACGAAGTCGGCGAAGTGCGCCTTGTTGGTCAATTCCCGCATGATATTGCCCACGTCGTAGTCCTCGGATTCCGGTACTGACGTATACACCTGTATGGAACCAGGCTCGGTCATCGTGATTTCGATCAAGATACCTTTACCGTGGTCGAACGTCTTTCGATGGGTCTGTAAAGGCTTGGCTTCGTTACCCTTCGAGGTAACATTGGGCGACGCCTCGATTCCGCCGCTTCTTCCCAGCACCTTTGAAAAGAATCTCCTGAACATTTTCGTTCTCCTTCATGTATTTCTGGAACGATCCGACCAGCTCATCCCCGAGGATATGAAAGGTGATGTTCTTGTTGGTACATACCGAATGTACAAACTGTTGACCGTTCTCATATGCCGCGATTGCCTCCAGCGCAAAATATCGTTTATTGGCTACCTCCGATTCAACGAGAGTGAGCGGGGCGTAAACCGGGAACAGATACTGAAGACTGGGGAATGTATACCACCGGCCGACCACCTTGTGCGTTCTGGAACTAGAGTCGGCAGGCGGCGATTCGGCACGCCAGATGTACTTGCGCGGAGGAATCTGCCCGCCAATTGACTCCCAGTGCATAATCATAGGGCCAGACAGGATGAACGGGCGCCCCAGATGCTTCGCGTGGTCGGCCATCATCCGGCGCAAGATGAACACCGGGATCTCTGGCTCAACGACGGACCATCGTTTTCGTGTACAGGCAACACTGGTGAAGTCCACGATGCCGGTCTTGTCGAAATTGTCGCGCAACTCGTTGAGCTGGTCGATCGCGTTCTGGATTCTCATGTGTCGTCCTCCTTCGTTTCCGGGCGGGTGCCCTGGTAGTCGTCACCGTGCAGGGGGCAGTACCTGCTGAGGTAAAAACGCCGGCCGGTCGCGATCGTCTCGCCCTTGCCGCCGTGGTTCTTTTCGACAGAACAGGTGCAGCCCTCGAGCACTGCACGTCTGTCTCCGGGGTTGTATTTCTGGATCATACTACGTCGTTCTCCATTATCAGTTTCCATGCGGCCACAAATTGACCTCGCTCGACACCCAGCCTGTTTATCAGGTCATCAGTGAGAAAGTCGTCGCCGAAGTAATGGTGCATGGGGAATTCTACTTCTCTTGCGATCACCATTTCCTCCACGAATTTCACGACCCGGATGAGCCGGTACCAGTCTCTCGAACAGGACTCCGGCTTCACCGTTTCTGCTTTCCTGAACTGCTTGTAGAGCACACGGATAGCTTCGGCCTTCACCGTGCCGCCGGTTAATTCGGACAGTGTACGCCAGTGGCGCTTTTCCTTGAGTACGGCGATGTGCTCCATGGCCCCTTCGATTTCTTCCAGTGTCATAGTTACCTCCGCGGGTTACGCGCGCCCGAAATATCGGTCGATGGTTTGCAAAAATTGGTCAACTTGGCCAAGCTCGTGCCTGATCTTCTCGATAGCGAGCAAGCCCAGCGGCGTGGCGCCGTCGAGCATGCTGTATGCCTCGGAGAGCCCCCGCCTGGCAGGAATCGCCGTGTATCGAATACGGGTTGTCTGCTGCTGATTCAGAATACGCATTTTCTCATGCTCGGCGAGCCGACTCAGGATCACGCGGCGGCTTTCCTCGCTATACGCCTGCAGCACAACCAGCAAAGCGGCCATGCC